TTGCAAATGAGCTGACCATCGCTAGTATGGTTCTGTTCCTGTCTGTGATGGTCTTGTCTGTTAGCGACCTGGTTGGGATTACAGCAAATGGAGTCTTTCGCGGTGGTGTTTGCTTCTTTCTAATGCTCTTTGGTTTTGTCGGCAGTACAAACTTACTCATGCCCACACCAATCCATTGATAGCAGCATGCCTATCATTATTCCCAGAATTGCACCTATGATTACACCAGCCAAAAAGATACTTATAGACAATACTTGCACCATCATCTGCTCCTGTTATACCTAGCTACCATCGCTGATCTGAGCTGTTTCCTGGCCGGCTCTCCGCGCTCTTTCTCAACCATCACCAAGTAATCCAGCTTAGTTACCTTTGGCTTCCTAGCCTTGTCCGGCAATCGCATTGCATGCTGGATCTCACACTCATGCCGCCAGGCTTCTGAGTATGTACAGACTTCCTTGCCATCCACAGTCACCACCTTTGCAGGTAGATGATGGCCACTGCACAGCTCGCAATCGATCTTCACTTAACTCTACCCAGCACAGCTTTTGTTTCCTCTTCAGCTGTCTCTTTCTGCATATCCCTGCGGATCTTCTCAAACTTCCTGGCCAGATCCATCGCAGTTCCACCAGGCTTATACTTAAAGTCTGGATTCCAAACACTGGCCAGCTGGTTCTTTGCCCTGCGCTTCCTGGGCTCCTCTTCCACCATCTGTGGCACTAGTTTGATATTACTCATTGCTCTCTCCTTTGATAGTCAACGCATCAGACAGCTCTGCTTCTGCCTGGTGATACGCATCACACAAACCTTTAGTCTCTCTATCCCAATACTTGCACCACAATCCCTCAGAGTGAGCTACTGAATGCACGCAAGCCTGGCAGCTCTTCTGTCTTTGCAAGAAACGCAGATCCATCTCTGATTCCTCCCAGCATTAAACGTACAGAACTCACCACCCTTAATATCCTGCTTAGTTTGGCAGCTGGTGCAAAACCTATCACCTGTCGTATTACCACCAATCAGGAACTCTACCTTGTGCCGCTTTTTATGTACCATATACTCAACTTCTGTCCAGTGTGTGGCCGCTTGCTGATCACCATCTCAACAGCACCTGCAGCCTGTAGTCTCTTGCAGATCTTAAATATCTGCTCTGTTCCAATAGGATTGCCCTGCCGCAACATCACCTCAAAGATATCAGGCGTAGACAGGTTCCCATGTTCCTCCAATATGGCCATGATCCTCTCATCATGACGCTTCTTCTTGCCTTGCTGCTTAATGCTGGTATCCATGCCAAACTTAATCACCTGCCTGGTTGGTAGGTTGTCCACCAGGCTTGTGCGCTTGCCTGAGATCTGCTCAACAGTCCACAGCCAGGAAATCATAACTGATCACGCACCATTGGTATGAAATCGTCTAGCAGCAATACAACACGCCATGGCTGGCCATTGCGCCGATAAACCACCACAGGAACTTCACCAGGCTCAATGCAAGCCTCCACCTGCTTGCACCAATCATCGATGCTGACTCGCTCCCTGCGCTTGACCTCGATCCTGAACTTGCCTACCTGAATATCGTCCTCGCCATCTCTGGCCTGGCCAAGTTTCCTCTTAACCACAAAGCCTAGCTTATCGCTAAGTATCCCGGCCAGCTCACGTTCACCAGTAGCGCCCTTGTTCCTAGCTCCGCGGCCATTCATTGATGTGCCGCAATCATCTTATCCAACAGCTCCGCAGTGCTGCTGTAGCGCCTAGATAGCAGCTCCTTGATCGCCTCGTCAATCAATGAAGCCCGGCTCCTGCACTGATCTGCTGCTGCCCGGTCCAATAAACGCCTGGTATCAGGCCGCAATCTTACAAAGAACTTATTAAATTCCTGCATATACCCTCCATAGATATCGCAACGATATCATTATTTTTAAAATATTTGCTTATTTTTGTTGACGCAGCCATTTATCTCTGTAGAATCGGGGTTGTTGAGATATCTCAACCAATCTACCGACCAACAGGAGATCACATGAAATACGTTGCTTACTTCCGAGTTTCTACCGAACAGCAAGGCCGTTCAGGTCTTGGTCTTGAATCCCAAAAGCAGTTAGTTTCGTCCTACAACGACAGCATCATTGCTGAGTTCACCGAAGTCGAATCAGGCAAGGTGGATAACCGTCCACAGCTGGAAGCAGCTCTTGAGCTCTGCCGCAAAACCAATGCATCTATTCTTATCGCCAAGATCGACCGTCTCTCGCGTGATGCAGCTTTCCTGCTGACACTGCGTAAGTCTGGCGTTGATATTGTTGCAGCCGATATGCCATCTGCTGGCACCCTGGAATTTGGTGTGCGTGCAGTGGTTGCACAGTTCGAGCGCGAGCAGATCTCCAGCCGTACCAAATCAGCCCTGGCAGCCGCTAAAGCTCGCGGTGTAGTGTTGGGCTCACCAACTCCAGAGATCGGCTCAGCAGCCGGCGTAGCAGCTCTGAAAGCCTCCGCAGATACCTTTGCACAGTCTCTAGCACCAATCCTGCGTGATCTCAAAGCAGCTGGTTACAGCAGCTTGCGTGCCATTGCAGCTGCATTGACTGAGCGCAAGATCGAAACTCCTCGCGGCAACTACGCCTGGTCTGCCAGCCAGGTATCTAACTTGATGAAAAGGATCCCAGCATGAGCGATGACTTCTTTACCGGTTGCATGGTGGGCATTTCCATCATGCTTGCAATAATGTTACTGAAAGGATGGATCTAATGAGAACAGGACAGCAATTAAAACTAGAGATCCTGGATGATATCGAAGCCAGGCGTTCACAGTTCATCAGCATGGCACGCAACCTGGCTAGATCGATTAGCCGGGAACGTGGCCAGGTATCAATCAACGACATTCGGGAGAAGTACCCGCTCCCAGATGATGTACATCCCAGCGCTTACGGAGCTGTCTTTCGTGGCCAACTGTGGAAGGTAATTGGGTACACAGCAGCAAAGCACCCTGATGCGCATGCTAGGCTCATCAGAATATATAAATGGAATGAAGGAGATGAAAATGGTTGGTAAAGTTACCCCCGACAGCATGCTGTCAGCTAGCCGCTTGCCGGCAGTCCTTGGTCTATCCAAGTATCGCACCCCTAATGATGAGCTCTTAATAAGTATTGACGCATTGAACGGCAAGCAGCCCAAGGATATATCTAATGAGGCCATGAGCTGGGGCAATACACTAGAGCCTGTAATCCTGCGCGAGACAGCTGAACGTCTGTTGCTTGTAGATCTTAAACTGGACCACCCTAAAGCATTCTTTCACCCGACACTGCCGCTGTGCTGCAGCCTGGATGGATTAGCCGATGGTCGTGGCCAGATCATGCGTACAGATCCTGATGCTGGCATCTTTGTAGTTGGCCAGGAATCTATCGAGCTCGATGGGTACGGAGTGCTGGAGGCTAAGTTAACAAGCGGCACACCTGAAAACATACCAGCCTTGCATCGAGGTCCGATCCAGCTGCAAGCGCAAATGGATATCATGGGATATAAGTGGGGAGCTCTGGCCATACTTTATCGCGGCACCCAGCTCAGAATATTTCTATTTGCTCCGCACCAGAATACCTTGGATACCATTAAGAAGATCACCCTGGACTTCCAAAACAGGCTAGAGATCTGGAGATTTGAAAACAGAATCGATCACTTTCCGGTGGCCAACAGCAAGGACGCAGATACCTTGTGGCCAAACATTACCTCAGAACAAGACGTGCTTGAGCTGGATGATGCAGCCGCAGAGTATCTGCGTGCAATTGTTAGCCACAAAAAGAAAATAGAAACTTACCAGGAGGAAATTGACAGTTATGAAACAGCCATTAAAGAGTTGCTCAAGGATAGGACTGTAGGTAGAGCCGGTGGTTTTGAAGTGCGGTGGCCTATGCGTAACTACCAGGCACAACCTGAGAAGGTAACTCCCGCCAAGGATGCGTACAGCAAGCGCATGAGCACAATACAAATTAAGGAATTAACATGAGCAAATATGCAGAGCTCCGCACCATCGACGTTAGCAAGCTAGTCGAGAAAAAGAATAACCTGACCTATCTATCATGGGCATGGGCAGTAGATCAGTTGCTGCTTAACGATCCTGCAGCTGTCTGGGAATACCCAGAGCCTAAACTGTGGGGTGAAACAGTGATGATCTTCTGCACTGTTAGCGCTTTTGGTATATCACGCACAGCACAGCTGCCGGTGATGGACTACCGCAATCAGCCAATACCCAACCCGAATGCCTTCCAGGTTAACACTGCTATGCAGCGCTGCCTGGCTAAAGCAATCGCACTGCATGGAATTGGCTTGTACATCTATAACGGTGAGGATCTACCACCATCAGATCCACAGGCAGTCAGCAACCCGCTAGATGCACTGCCGGCAGCACCAGTAGAAACAGTGGAGCCGGTGGTATTGGTGGAGCACACAGATGAGTCCTGGCACCTAATGGTGCCTACCAAAAAGGATCCGTACAGCACCTGGCCAACACCGCTTGAATGGATCGTAGCTTTTGATGACCTGCAAAACGTAACAGTTAAGGCCACCAAGCGCAAAGCATCTGAGCGCATGAAGATACTGCGTGAGCTCAAAGAAAGTAATGCAGCCACACTTGATCGCATGGGTGAGTTTTTGCGATTGCCACTGCTAGCCAGGTATCAGCAGAGATTAACTGATCTGGCACCGGAAGCTATTAAGCATGGCCAGTAGTAAAAAAGCCCAGGCATTACGCCTGGGCAAAGCCACGAAGGATAGTGGCGCGAGATCAGTTGACTAACGATTGGTATTGGGCGAGACACTGCCGGAGGCTGGCTCGGAGCTCTTCTGCTCTGGCAGCTTCCCGGATAAGAAATTCTGCATTTGATCTATAAAGCTCGGATCCATCACAGCCTTTGCCGGTGGATCCAGAGCTGGAGGTTTCGGACACTCCACCTTGGTTGGTGGTGGGGCGATCCGGCCTGTCGCGCAGCCCGTTAGTAATACCAAGCAGCTTAGCATTAAGATTGCGTACCTCATGATCCTTCTCCCGCCTTAAATTGTCTGCTCCTGATTGTAGCTGTTGCTCCTTCTGCCTGGCCAGCTCCTGGTCCTTGGCATGCTGAGCCATCTGCGCAGCACGCTCCTTATCCCAGGCTTGATGCACCTTGGCCTGGCCGGCAGAGTCACCCTGCCAGTGGCCAGTAGCATACGCACCGACCACCGCAATGACTGTACCTAGTATGAAGTATGGATTCATTTAGGTGGCACTTTAGTGCCTTCTAATTTTTTATGCACCTTGATTACCTTACATACTTCCTTACCTTTTTCCTGGTGGCATACCTTCTTTAGCTCCCCACCTGCATAGCTATTGGCACTAAACGCAGCTAATAGTACAAGTACACTGGCATTAAATCGCATATCAGATCTCCGGTTGTGGTGCTGGTGGTGGCGCTAACTTCCCGCCGAATCCCTGAATAACAGGCGCTGATGATACTGGATCAATCTTTGGTTCTACGCGCTGAGCCGGTGCCATTGGTGCCGGCGGTGGTGTTGTCGGCGGTGTAGGTTTCATTGCTTCTTCACGTTCTTTAGGCGTAGATAATCCTGGTGGTACGAATTGATCTTTACCTTTGACAGCAATCAACGTGGCCAATGCACCAAGAATATATTTGCTCATATCAGACAACAGCAGAAAAAATTGTTTATCAGCTGGTGCAATATTTTGGAGCGGCTGCGTTACGAATACAACGCTATACATTGACAAGCCGGCCATCATGATTAGGATGATACAAAAACAAATGCCGATGATAAATTTTAACCAGGCATTTAGCTGTTCTTCATTCATTGTTTCACCTTTTCTGGTGGAGTCACATCATCAGGACAGGTCTGCGTGGCAGTGCATACCGGTGGTTTACACTGCGGTGTTTCCCAATTAGCTGGATCCTGGCATGGGTATCTAAACCCATCAGTGCAACCAGCCAGCGCCAGGCTAAGTAAGAATATGAAGCGCGTGCTCATAGTGTTTTTTCCTGTCATCTAGGCCAATGGTGCCACCATTAATTTTCTTGGTCAGCGTAACAATATCACCGGCATCTGCCCACTGATTGAGTTTCCTGCTTTCCCAAAAGAAACAAGCAGATTGGCATGCACCCTCGAAAGTCTGCATGTATTCGTCCAGGTCAGTCAATGATGTTTCTATGCTGTCGGCAAACTCTTGCCATGTAGCACGACCAGTTAGCTGGATAAGACCTCTGCCAGAAAAACGATACCCATCACCACTAGACTCGTCACCATTACCCATCCTATTAGCGTAAATGCGATTAGCAATCGCTGCTTGTTTGTTTGGCTTAGAGCAATACTGCTGCGCAAGTTCATCTGTGTCGAAATATTTGGGAAAAAGTTTTCTGAGAGACATTGGTTTATAGTTCAAGTTCTCCTTGAGTACCATAAACTGTGCTGATTCATGAGAGCACTGAGCTATAAATGCAGCCATCCTGCGTGGAGTATTGATTTCGTAGTCAGGCAGCAGCTGCTCTAGCGCATGGTGCCAGTAACTAACGTGCTGGTTCCTGGGAAGGAGCTGCTTCAGCTGGTTCAGTGTTAGCATTTTTTTCCTCTAGTTCACGCATCATTAACTTGCGTATCCTGCGCATTCTATCTACCTCAACTATGGCTGCGTTTGTTGCGTTGTTTGCGTCCATGATTGCCAGCCCGACCAGTGGCAAGGCAATAGCAAGCGTTAAGACCATCGCAAGTAAGCATATTAGTAGTACCCAAGGGATGCTGTCTTGCTCGTCTTTATCAATATCAGGACGCTGATTAGCCACAGCGTCACGAACAGAACCGCGCCAAACCATATAACATTTTCCCGGAACCTTCTAATCATATGTCTACGTTTGTTTGCTGCAATCTGTAGAAGTTTTAACTCTGTGATTCTTGCTGCTTCTTGTTGCTTGTTAATGCGCTCAACTGTCTTCTCGTACTTTGACCAAAGTGACCCAAGCTCTTTTGGTGCTTGGTACACCATTGTTTCACGTAGTTCTGCCATCATTGAATCCAACCGTGACTCAATAATAATCTTGCGTAATGCTCTGCGACCTAATGACTCTTGCCCTTTGTATACAGTTGTGTTTGCTATTTCTTCTGCTAGTAATGCTTTACTTAGCTGGTCCTGCGCGTCTAGCAATGCACCTAACTGATTACCAATGTCTGTGAACACATCGTTAGGATCAGCCTTTGCTATTTCCTGAACTCTAACTACTTCCTCGTTGTATTGAATCTTCTGCGCTGGAGTAGGGTTCGGTATTTTATGAAACTGAGTTTTTAAATCGTCTAATACTTCTTTTACGTCACCGGCTGCCCCTTTAATATCTTTATAAAGCTGACAGCCTTTCTTAACTGCAGCTACAGCAGCGTTTGCAAGCGCAAGTAAAGTGAGCGGATCAATCTCTTACCCCTTTAGGACCAGCGATAAAAGAAGCATGATGATCGCACCAGCGCTGCCTATCAGAATAGCCTCTATCTTCTTTAGACGCGCCCAAATACCGTTGTATCGTTCAGCGCATACCATTTCATGTGCGTTCAATCTCGCCTCCAAATCGTCCACGACTTATCCTTTCTCATTCTGTAGTAACTTCTACCCAAGAAGTTGTAATTTCATCCCAAAAATACCTTCCATTTATAGGTTTTTGAATGGGCGGTTGCCAAACAAAATTTGCATCTAATGACCAACTAGAAAATGGTTTAGGTGGAATAAAAGCATCAATGTCTGAACGATATGTAAACCCTATACCAGCATAATTTCCTCGATAAGGAGTGCCGCCATTATTATGAACATTACCTATAGTGTTATAACTTGTGCGTTTACAAACTTGTCCGCGAAAATCACCGTACCATTGTTCCCAATCTATACCATCTTCACCCTCGTTTTTCCCAACGATGACTTCAGTAACAATATTGTTTTCATCGAGAAATGCGTAGTGCGCCATTATTCTTCCCCTAAATTTAATCCAGTAAGGCTTTCATCCGAACCTATGTATCCTTTAACAAACGTATTAAATGCAATGCTAATACGTGTTGCGTCATCTTCTTTTGTCTGAACCATGTGCATTAAATGCGAAGGAAACAATATCAAATCCCCAGCACCAACTTCAAACCACCATGAATCAGAGTTATAAAAATTGTATTCAGAGGCAGGAAATTTAATGCGTTCGTAACCATCTTTATAAAAATAAATTTTATCTACAGAACTATCAGCTTGTGGATAAAAAACACCAGACACTATGCTATTTGGATGTGCATGTTTATGATGGTATTGTCCTTTTTCTGTGTAATTAGCCCAACTTTGAGTTATGTACAAACTTACATCATATTTTGGTGCATGAATATTTTTAAAATATTCAATCATAGAATCTTCAATAAATCCACGTAGCTCTGTTAGTTCTTTGTTTTTTAAAATTTTTCTGTCTTTGCTAGTAATATTTCCTTCATTTGGATAGCGTTCTTGATATTTAATAAATTCCATTTCAAGTTCAGTCAAATCACGACCAAATTTAAAAAACGCTACAGGAGTTGGAAATAAATTATTTATTTTCACAAATCACCATTGAATATTTCCTGTGCCACTTGTAAATGTATAAATAGTATTTCCTCCAGATGTAGTTTTTGTATAACTTAAACCACCACCTATTGAAGTTAAATCTGAATTTGTTGATGGATAAGAAATAATTACAACACCCGAACCACCGCCTCCGCCATTTGATCCACCACTACCTGTTGGGCCACCACCGCCTCCGCCACCACCAGTATTAGCAGTTCCGCTATTGCCATTTCCACTATTTACACCATTAGCACCACCACCTTTATCGGCTGTAGTTGATGTATTCCCACCTAAACCTCCGCCTCCATTGGTGGTTGAGCTACCTGCACCACCACCAGCGTAACTTTTTGAGCTTCCAGAAATTGAAGAAAATGCAGCAGTTCCACCATTACCTCCCGCACCAGAGGTGCCACTAGAACCTCCTCCACCAGCACCACCGCCACCACCTCCGCCATATCCTGGAGCAACCCATACACCTGTGCCACCGTTGTTTCCTTGTCCTGGAGTACCAGAACCACCTGGACCATCATATCTATTTCCTGGATAACCAGGATAATAAATTCCGCAACCGCCACCGCCAGAACCACCAGAAACACCATTCATGTATAATCTTGAAGATTCATCAGCAGAACCGCCGCCACCACCGCCAGTTGAAGTTACACTAGAAAAAACAGAATTACTACCAGCCCCACCTTGTGCGCCATAGCCAGTTGATCCACCACCACCACCACCAATTGTTACAGTAATACCTACTCCAGAACTTACAGACAAAGTTCCAGATAAATAACCTCCAGCGCCGCCACCACCGCCACGATCATATCCACCACCAGCACCAGCAGCAACAACTAAATAAGAAACGCTAGTTGGATTAGTTTTTCCAGCGCCAGCTAATAATAAATTAAGAACGCCTGACATTAGGTCAACCCCGATCCTGAAATAATCCAAGTAGTAGAAGTCATTTTAATTGCTGATGCCATACCGTATTGCGCAAGCGATCTGCTGCCAGTAGTACCAGTGCCGGCTAAATACAGAGTGTCACTTGTGATTGCAATGGTTACTACTTGGCTAGTCATATTAATAAACGTCAGCACAGTACCCAATGGATAAGCCACGTTTGCATTTGAATCAATCGTGAATGTTCGTGCGTTTGCATCTGTTGATGGGTGGAATATAACTTTGCCAGCATCAGCTAACACTGTTGTGTATGCAGCAGACTTGCTGCTTATAGGTACATTCTTAAATCCAACTGCATCAGTGCCATCAGCAGTACAGTTGGTTAGTGTGCCTGAACTTGGAGTACCCAATGCACCACCGGGTGCAACATAGTCTGTACCAGCAGTAGCAGCCGACAACACGCCAGACGTACCTTTTAAAATACCTGTTGTGCTTGCGCGTTTAATCAACTTACCTGTAGTGCTATTAAACAATGCAATCTCAGAATCAACCGATAATGATGGTCCAGTAACATCACCAGTACCTGTATCACCTTTAGAAGCTAACACTAACCAATAAGCAGTTTGAGTTGCTGGGTTTTGATTGGTGCTAGCTTGAATAGCTAAATAACTTGAGCCACTTAAACTAACAACATCATTGACTGCATAAGTTGAGCCTGAACCCCACGCACCTCGCGGAGTAAATCCAACAGCAGCCGCAGCAGCCGATCCTTCGTACACAGAATAGAAGCAGACAAGCGCTGATCCAGTAGATGCAGCAGCCTGAATGTAATCACCTGCATTTACATTAATTGGTTTTGGCCAAGTGTATGTAGCGTTTGCAGCCACAGATATTCCAGTGGCCACAGTAGTAGTTGTTCCTAAACTCTGTATATAAATTTTCAGAGTAATAGTTACAGCACTGCCAGTATTGTTTGCAAACACTAGGCCATGTACACTCGCTTCAAGTGTAGATGGGCAGGTATAGATTGTGGTATCGCTTGTGCCAATCGCAATTGGCTTGCCTTTTAATGCCATGATTAACTCCCGAAAACTAAGGCCATCGCCACTGGATCGGGGATAGCAGAAACAGAGGCGGCGGTTGCCGGTGTAAAGGTGAGTGCATTTGTAACGTCAGTGCTGCTTAATGTAATTGCTCCGGTCCTGGTATTAAAACTAGAAACACCTGTGCCTGTAATATCAAATGCAGCCTGATCCCACGCAGATCCTGTCCAGATAAAAAGAAGGCTAGAAGTAGAGTTCCAATACAGCGCACCTGTTATCAACGCATTGCCATCATTGTCTACCGATGGTGCGCTAGATTTAGCTCCAAGATATCGATCATCAAAACTATCGTAGCTTGCAGCAGCAGCAGTAGCAGATGCACTTGCAGACGTTGCGCTATTGGTTGCAGACAGTGCGCTGATGCTTGCTGATGTAGCCGCAGACTGAGCAGTTAATGCGTTTGTACTTGCACTTTGTACTGCACCTATGTTTGTGGCTACGGTGGTAATGTTAGCGCTGATAGGACCAAGTGCAGCTAGGTCAGCAGTCTGTAATGCCAGCAATCCAATCTGAGTAGACTGACCTGCCACTGTACTAACCTGTGCCGACTGACCTGCTACCGTAGTAATCTGTGGGCTGATAGGGCCAAGAGCTGCGATGTTTGCAGTCTGTGCTGCAACAGCATTTAAGTTTGTCGAACTAAGCGCAGCGACTTGTACTACTTGAGTGCTGATACTTGATACGTTTGTAATCTGTGTAGCAATTGGAGCCAGCACTGCCATGTTGGCAGTAGCACCTGCAATTGCAGTAAGCTGTGCTGAGTTCAACGCAGCCACAGTTACTACGCTAGACGATATGCCAGCAACAGTTGTGATGCTTGCTGATATTGGCGCTAGTGTAGCTATGCTGGCCGATTGACCTGCAACAGTAACAACCTGGTTATCAATGGCTGCTACTACTTGTATTTCATCTGCAATGGCCGCAACGTCATCCACGTTGGTAGATGTTGGGCCAGGCTCTGGATTACCATCATCATCAAATGCAAGATACTTGCCGGCACGCGCTGCCTTGCCAGGTAATGTCATGTTGATAGATGTTGGATCTGTCTGTGGTGCCTGGAGCGCACGCTGCAAACCTTCAGCATTTTGCTGAGCAAAGATTGTTTGCTGGTCTAGCTCATCATTAACTGTGTTGGCAAAGAAGTCACCGCCAGTAACAAAGTCAGTGGTGCGCTGGATGCTCCGGTTGCCAACGATAGCAATCTGCGTTGCACCAGTAGGTGTAGCAGTCAGCGTAACAAAACCAGTACCATTACTATTGATAGTAACGGTGTAGTTTGTAGTTAGGGTGAGCAACGTGTTATCGCGGTAAACAGCGATATCCGTAGCAGTCAGGATCTCAAACGTAAAGTTATATGGGCCAGTTCCACTAGCCGCATAAACTACACGCCTGGTCACATTGGATATGGGAACGCCCATAATTTAATCCTTTATTTGCAATATATTACTAGATTAATCTGGTTTATAGTAAATGCCATAAGACTGCCTTGCCTCGCCAATACTCATAATTTTATCTTCAATTTCAGGATATTCAACAAGCAATTTCTTTTTTGAAAAGCTCATGAATTGGCTGTGGATCTTCTGCACTAACTTCTGCTTTTGATCCAATGGCAGCCGGTCAAAACCAGGCATATTCATAGTGTCAAGAATGGCCTGTTTGGCTGGTGTTTCCTTGCCATAGATTGACAGCAATCTATTGTATTGCTCAGTTGATAACTCAATGGGAGACGAAATAGAGTTGTCCCCTGATCCAATAGTGAATGACGTTTTCCTATCCGGCACCCCAATTGGTGATCCAATCCCAACCAATAAATCATCCACCTCAGAAAACTGATCAGGTGATACCTTGGTGGGTAGCACCAGCTCAAGCGGATTACCCTGGCTGCGCTTCATCGTATCGCCCCACAGGTTTAATGATTCCGGCACCGACTCGCTAAAGTATGGCAGCCGGCTGCGGTACTGGTTAAACGCCTCAACAAAGCCACGCACGCCCATAGGCAAATCAGGATTAGCCTTGGTATCCTTCTTATTAGGATCCAGCAAACGATCTATTGCAGCTACTGATGAGCTGTACGCACCAGCTGGAGATCCACCAATTAAGAAGCTACCAAACTGTTTGGTTAATCCGTTAACAATCTTTTCACCATCTACTCGGCCAGACTCATTAAATCCGATTAGCTTGCCAACATCAGCAATGCCCTGCAAATAAGGCTGCTCTTTTAGGTACTCATACAGGCCATAGGTTGCACCAAGGAACACCTCTTCAACCTTGGTAGCATCTGGCTCATGTTTGGCATACTCAGCATAGTCAGCAGCAATGGCCATCAGAGCGCCAATCGGCTCCATACCCTGGAAGCTATACCATTTATCACCCAGCTTCATACTGTAAGGCTGCCAGCCTGTACGCATCAATGCTTCACGCTCTTCTTTGCGCTCTGGGCCTCGGCCACTAAGATTACCTTCTGCTGCCCAAAAAGCAAAGCCGGTTAATACAGTAGATCCTAACGATACCTTGGCAATTGCCATATCTCGCTGTGGTCCACCGGCTGCAATATCCTGCCGCCATCTAGATGACAGTGGTGCAAACGGTGTGCGCTCAATAACATTCAGACCAATGTTTGCCGGTGTTTTAAAAAATGGCACAATAATCTTGCCAACCGGGTGATTAAATACTCGCTGCAATTGAGCCAGGGCTGGCGGCAGATCTGCTTGGAAGGTGCCTTGCTTGGCAAACTCCATGGCCGCCTCATCCAAATCTCGCGGTGGATTGGCCAGCAAATCCTCTGCTTCTTTTGTTGCGCGATCAATTGCATCTTGCTCACTTAAACCACCATCAAGAGATTCTCGATAAACCTTCTTTGATCTGCGCGTTACCTGCGTATTCAGCTCCATGCGGTAAAGCACGCCCTTAAAGAATTCATCTTCCGTCATTAGCGCACGACCAGGCAAAGTGATTGCGGTGCCGTAGTAATCCATGCCTTTGCCAATCCAACTATCTGGATTAGCGCCTGTCATACGCTGCAATGATTCACCCATGCTTTCCATAGGCTGTCGGCTAAGCTCAACCTTGCTGGCAATATCCATCTGTGGAGTATTGGATTTCCACGCCTTGGAAGCCATCTCAAAACCTTCTGCAATTCCATTGCGCAGAGATAGCGCCATTGTTAGCGCCTCATCTAACTCAACGCGCTCTGCCTCGCTGCCTGGTACTCGATCACCAAACCAGCGCAACCCAGGCGGGAGCTCACCAGCTCTTAACTTCTGCGGTAGGAAATTGGAATATAAGCCGGCAACCAATCGCTCTGGTATCTGATACAAACCAAACAACGAATTGGACATAATGTTTTTCGCATGCGTCACAGGAGAAGATAACAGGCCATTGATCCAGGTTGTCATCCAAACATCCTTGATGCCTGACATCATTGATTTCTCAACCATGGAGTTTTTGGCTGCGCGTGTCTCAAGCGACAGATAAGATCTGGCCATATCCGTTAGCGCATTCTCTCCACCAAACTCATCTAATACTTGTTTCAGTGCCTGAGATTTACCATCGCGTGGGATCCGCATCACAGCCAGAGCTCGAGCTGTTTCTGTCTGGATTCCTTTAACGCCTTTTTGCACTAAGCCATGGAAAGCAATTTGCTGACGCAACGCAAGTTTATCAACGTCAGTGGCCAGGCCAGAATCAACCAACTTGAATAAGCGATCAAGCTCTGTTGCGCTTGACTCCAATACCTGCAGAGCTTTGTAGGTATCCACAGCGCTAGGCAGCATGCCGCCATCAGGAGTAACTAAGCGTGCAAGGAATGATTCACTGATACCGCTGGCTTCCGCTTTCTTCTTAATCTCATCAAATGTCACGCGCTTGGTTTTGATACCAAGAGCATCAGACACGCCACCAATTACGGCAGCTGCATCATCTGTCTGGTAGCGCGATAGATTGAATGGCTCGACAGGCACACCGGCTGCACGCTCAGCTGTGGTTGGTGCTGGTTTACCCTTAGTTTTACCTGCCGCTGTACGCGCTTCTGTGGCCTGTTTAACTTTATCAACTAGTTGTTGATCTGCTTCAGGTATTAAAACAGTGCGGCCAACCTTGCCAGGTTCTGGCAATTGACCTGCGGGTGTTTCACCAGGCACAAGTCTGCGCCCAGCACTTGGCTTTATCTCGGTAACTGCTTTGCGCAGAATTGAACTAAGGCCGGCAACCTGCATGCCATCCATATTGGGAGAGCCAGGCTCACCAGATAAAGTATCTACTGATTCGGCAGGAGCTTCAATTGGTAATGGCTCAAGCTGCACTTCTTCGGCAGCTGGTGCAGCTTGCTCTGGCAGAATAGATGTTAGACGCTGCTCAAGTGTGGCCATTATTTAGCTCCTGATGTGGGAGCCTGACCGCCCCCAATTACATTTGTTGTTGGGTTATTTGGCGTAGTTTGTCCGATGCCGACTGTATTCCCTGCTCCTGCAGTGCCTGTCTGTTCTGTTGTAACTTGACGCGCATTGCGGAGGTTTCTAGCTCCAGCAAGTTCGGAATCTGTGAAGGGGATTCCTCTGGCATTGAGTAAGTTTTTTGCTCCATCTGAAAAGCTCTCCGATCTAGCTGATTTAACACCCAAAGTATAATATAGGCTCTGTTCGTAATACCATAAAACAGCCTGGTTTGCTTGCTCATCTAACTTAACATTAGACGCAATAGCTCTATTCCATTGCTTCATTATATTACGCTCAGACTCATTGCGTGGAGCGTCAACCAATCCTTGCTCACTTACTGGCCCTTCAGTTAGTGTTCCAGCGTGACGGTTGTAAGTTCTGGTAAACCACTTGTCTGCAGTTGTTTCTTTGATACCATTTAGATTTAAAAAGAAAGGGCCTCCTTTTTCGCCCATAATAAATGCGCCCATCTTCATATCATTTGCTTTGCCTGATATGCCGGGAGTTTTATAAAGACCAGATGCAGCACGCATATTTGTAATTTCTTTTACTGTGTGAGGAGTTAATAACCATTCAGCATAATTATCCATTCCACCCATTGCTTTAATCATGTACTCATGCAATTTTAATTGCTGCTCCATGATTGGACCAGTAGTGCCACCCCACAATTTTCCATTGTCAGGATTGCGTGATGCAACCTTTCCTGTTTTCATTAAGTGTTCAGTAATACGCAGAGCCACTGGCCAATTTTCACCGGCTCGTTTGTTGTAACTTGTTGACGCAGAAAATGCTGTAGTTATTACCCTTAATGGTTCATCAGTTGCAAGCTCTGGGATAATCTTTGATCCAAGCATAAATGCCTGATGTACGTCATCTTCATACCAAGTCGCACCGCTAATCGGCTGAGACATTTGATATTGAGATTCTGCTGTTGCAGAGTCAACCATTTTCACTAAATCTTTTGGCTTAGTTGGATCAAGTGGTTTGTTTTTATTTAATACAAGTTGCGATTTTTCTAATACAGTGCCAACATCATTTACAGTAATGGTTCCTTTTTCACCAGTGCCTTGAATCTTAACTTTAGCCAAACGTAACGCAACAGATGGAGCTCGTTCAGCTTGAGGTAAATAAATATTTACATCTGGATTAGAAGAAACAGAATCAATTGCTTTTGTAAACTCAGTCTTTGGATTAAATTTACTTGGAAGAATAAGCGGCTCTTCTGTGGTTTTTGATTTACCTGGTGGGGCAATATCCATCAAGCCACCTGTTTTACGCATATAACCTTCAATCATCTCGCCAGCAATTGGCGCTAATGCCTCGCCTACAGCTTTACCACCTTTTGCTGCAAGCGCCACACCAGGAACAGCATCTAACGATTGCAATACGCCTTCACCATACTTCAGCGCAGCAGTTCCGTATTCACCGCTTGCTGCAGCCTCCATGGCCTCACCACCTGATATACCAGCTTCCTGTGTTGCCAGTGGAATTACAAAAGGAGTCATGTCTATTAAGCCAATGCCAAACGGTATGCCAGAGCTTTCGCCACCAAACATTGTTTCAGATAATTTGCGTGCGCGTGCATTGTCCATGCCTGTATTATCAATAAGCATTTGCTGCATGCCGCTAACCATATTTTGACGCATCGTCCTATCTTTTGGAATAACGGCACCACTAATACCAGCTTTTTGATCTTCCGCAATTCTGCGTATGATCATTTGCGATTGCGTTTCCAATGGCATGCTACGCATTAGATCGGCTGCTTGCTCTGGAGTTGTCGGTGCTTTTGCCCTACCAACATTAGCAGGAGCATCAGTTCTAGTACCAGGACCCGCAGCAAGTTGCACGCCTTCCAGGCTGAACTCATCCTCCATAGGAGCTGGCTCAACAGGCATAGCAGGGAAATAGCCCTCTACTATTGTGTCAATGTACCGCTGTTCAATCGGGCTGTATGCCATGCTAGATTCCCTCTGATACTTTTAACAAGCGCTCAATCTCTTGGATTTGGCGTAGTTTCTTTGGATCGCCTTTGGCCTTTTCTCTTAGCGCTGGCAGTGTTTGCTTGTTAACTGGTCCAGTAATCCAATCACGATCTGGCTTTACTTTGCCAGCTCTATCTACCGTAAAATTATCCAGTGATTCTTTTGCTTGCTTTGCTTCTGTTGAATTTCTTTTATCAAGAATTTCTTTTTCCATCTTGTCAATGATTTGTCTTTCGGTCAATACCTTACCTTCGTTGGCTGCTTCAGACTCAATCTCAGCAACCCTAACTTTTAATTGTTGCTTGCGTTTCCACTCTTCGCTTTTCTGATCGATCACAACTATAGCGCCAGGCTCCGATGCAATACCTGCCAATTTATTTAGGCCGGCATCCAATGCTCGTAATCCATCTTTGTTTTCTGTACGCAGTGATTTTAATAACCCAAGTCTTTGCCTTGGATTCAATCCAGGTATTTTGTCCAACTGTTCTTTGGTTGTGATCCTGCCATCAAATATCATTCCTAATGCATTATATTCAGCAACAGGATTACCATCACCTTCTTTCTCTGGCTCAAGAAGATCTTTTATTGTGCCAATTGGAATTGAACCAGGTGGCAAAGCCATAAGCTCATCAATATATGCAATACGTTTTGAATTCTTTACATCTTTAATTGCATATATTTTTTCAAGCAAATTAATTGCAGCTGCTTCTCCATTGCGTTTGTCTTGATCTCGTTTGCGATTACTAAGCTCTTCTCTCTGATTAACTGCAAGCATATAGTTTGCGGTAACTTTAGCAACAGAATCATAATCATTAGAAATCATGTTCTTTAGCACGCCGCTTAAATTTCCAATATCACCAGTGCGGATTTTTGACAGCGTTGTCATTGGATCTGCCATGTAATCATCAGACATTAAATGTCTTGTAACAACATTTATTTTTGCGTTATTAAATTCTTTTTTGTAATCGTTAATATATTTGTTTGCCAACTCAGGTCCAATTCCTTCAGTCAACACAGTTTGCTGCAATGTTTTTAAACCAGCTTCATAAGTAGAATCTAAAATTTGCGGGTTGTTTGCAATGTTTACTTCCATTAATTTTATTTGCGAATTAAAGTCAGTAATAAATTTCTGCTCACGCACGCGCTTATTAAACTTAGACTCTGCCTCTAAAGCAGATTTGTAAACTGCATTGCCATGCGTAGCCATAGTCGCATTAAAGCGGATAGCTGCTTCTGGATCTACTTGCGCAAGAACTTCAGAGCTTGCTTTAGTAAATGTATTTATTTTTTCAAGTACGTTTTTAGATGATGCAGATGAATTACCTTGCTCAATGTCGCTTACTATTTTTATAAGTTCTGCGTTACCTTCTTGCTGAAACAGATTTGCCAGTTGCGCACTTCTAGCTTTTTTTACTGCCTCATTAAATTTGCTAGGCAACATGCTTAATGCGCTTTTTTCTACTTTGCCTTTTTTAATGGATATGCCGCCGCCAAGCTCTACATCTAATAAGCCACCATGAGAATCAAATAACTGATCTTGAGTAATCTCATTCTCTGCTGCGTATTTGAGCCCTTCTTCAATGCGCATCTTGCCGGCATACTCAAATAACCCAGCACTCATGCGGTCAAGCATTTGACCCATTACCTGATTAGATTCTGCTTGAGCTCTGCCAGCAACATACTGCACAGGCCGAGGCTCGATCTGACGCATAGGCACGCTGCCTGGTTGACGTAGTTGTATATTTCCTGTGTCTAATCTAGTAGCCATTTTTAATTACCTTATTTTGGTGGAACAGTCTTAGGAGCTGTTTCGCCATAAATAGTAGTGCCAAAATTAACAGCAGCTGAACCAAGTGTAAATGCACTCATCAAACCACCTGTACGCCTAGTAGCTGCGGCTGCTTGCTGGTATTGGCCAGCTTGAGCACTAGCAGCATATTTGTTTAATATGTTCTGGATTTCTGTAGACTCAAGCATTGCACTGGCATCTTCAAATCCTAGTACCCTTGCAGCCAATGCATTTAAATCAGCAACACCAACATCCATTAATGTTGCTTGCGTATTTTGTTGCTGAATAGCAAGCGCACTGCCGCCACCATAATCAATACCATTAGCAGCTGCTCTAGCACGAACAGCAGCATTTGACTCGCGCTCTCTGCGCAGCAATGTATTGCCGGCAACCTTCCAATTCATTTCTTCTGTTTTTGCTTTTTGCAGAATGCGGCCAGTTTGGATGGCACCATACTCAGCATCAAGATCTGCGCGTACATTAGCAATTTCAAGCGCGTTTCTGGCTTGCAAAAGATAACCAGTCTGCTGGTTAATAGACTCTGCTAATTTAGCTTGTGAAGCGCCATAGGCAGTTATTAATCCTGCCCCTGCTGTCAACATTGCTGGAGTAATCGCCATATCAAGTTCCTGAATTTACTGCGACTCGGTAATCAAGACCAAGCAATGTCATCTTTAGCGGCAGGTTTTGCTCCACTTCGATTGCCTGTTCTCGGCTATACCCAAGCACGCCATTAACTATTTTGATGCCTGTATATGTAGGCTCGGCAGCATCAAGCATAGGATTATCAAATAACCTAAACGCTACTGGCTGAGAATTAATAATCATGTGTTGCGTATCTTTTAAAACAGCACTGATTTCTACAATGCGCTTTTTAAAAGATAACCTAGTGCCAGTTTGCAGCTTAATGTCCACCGGCATTGTTTTAACGTAGACAGTTATTGGCAAACCAACTTCATAGCTGGTTGTGCTTGACCTGTCAAAAGTAACTACACCAGCTCCGCTTACGGTTTCATTTGATTGAGGTATGCCATCAGTAATTACATTAAGAGCCTTACCAATATGCGGTAAGCCTGTAGCAGTAGCAGCAGCAGCACCAGTAAAAGAGCAATCTGTAAAGACATCGTAACTAAATAACTCAATGAAATATCTATCAACGGAATTAAATCTTCTTTTTGTTACTGTGTATATGGCGGTAACATCCACGCCAACATCGATAAAACTACCATCAGTAGTAAACTCAGACGGTGCGGTAATCTGCTGAGATCTCATGATTGAAAACGCAGCCATACTTCCATCAGTATCATTTGTCATTAACAGCAAATCTGCTTCCTCTGTGCTGGACGCTCTACGCAGTGCAATCCGCTGCGGAGACTTTAGCAGGTGGCCTGACATTAGCGATATGCGCTGGGTGATGTATGTCAGCTGAGAGTCAGAGAACACAAACTCGTTTAACGATTTACCTTGGCGCTGAATGTATACGGTGCCAGTATCAACAGATTGCACCCTGGTGCCAGGCTTCATGCCGTTTCTTGATACGTTCTTAAAAATAAATGTTAGCGGCGTAACTGGATCTGTTGCATTTTGCGGCACATAGAATTCACCACCAGTAGTAAATACCTGGAAATCTCTAGCGCTTAAAATGTCAGTAATTACGTTAAGATCATTAGTATCTAGCGTGGCCTCAACAGCATCATCATCAAGAGATTCTGTCGGCACAAAATCAAAAAACAAACCGATCTTGCTGCCCCATATTGTTGATGGCCTAGATTTTGAACCGCCAAAATATAACCTGCCCTCGTGAAAACTTACAGTTCTCTGCCAGCCTTTGGTGCTCGACCACACATCCTCATAACCACTTTCTTTTTCCCACGATCCATTGGCAATAGCTGTGGTGTTAAAGAATGGGTATTCTGTAATTACGTTCACAACAGTTGTGCTTACATACTGAATAATCTTTGCTCTACCTTGTGGCGTTGCATTGATGTACTGGTTAACATCACCTGCGCTAAATACTGCAGATGATGCTGTCAACGTAATGTTGCCAGATACCGCACTTGGAGTAAGCGTGCCAGCTGGGTTGCTATAAGCAATAGTAAATGCATACTTAGGTATGCTGTCAAACGTGATGGTGGTTGCAGTCCAGGTAGCATCAGTGCCACCGCGCACAATCTTTACCGGCTGCAGATCTGGGTGGACAACAATCAAAGTATCAGCTGATTGCGTCCAGCACATATCATCAACCATATCTGATGTAATGCTGGTGGTCAGATAATTATTTGCCCCACCATTAATGGCAGCAATTACAGCGCCATTTTTAATAACGTACATTCGCTGGTGCGTAAAGCACAGCATGTAGGAATCGCTAACAGAGAATTGAAACGGCACCAGGCGCACGCCATTGCCGGCACTAGGTGTGCTGCTATTGGGGAGCTCCAAGATATGCTTGGTGCCTGGTCTACGCCTTAAACCACCCTGCGGCTGGATTAGCACGTTAGTGGCTTTAGCTAGTGCGTTATTGTATTGATCGAGCTCTATCCTAGATCGCAGCAATGGATCCAATTCACCTGTACTAAAGTTAGACTGAATGTCAACAAAGCGCGGCATTAGTTCCTCACTGCAATTAGGCTGAAATCCTCGATAATTCTAATCGGGTTACTCTGGCCATCCACCTGCATACACTGCCTAAAATAACCACCCCGGCCATTCTCGGATGGATCGCCAACAGCAACGCTACGCCACTTGGTAGACTTTTCTTGCTGCTCGGTAATCGATTCTGCTATGTGCCAGGCAACCATGTATTTCAACAGCTGCACAAAGTATGCTGGCATCGCAAATTCTGCAACGCTATATTGGTAGTCAATATAAACGCTGGTTAGATTTGTCAGCATTTGATCGCCCTGGATCTCCCAATCTTTTTGCACTGGAGCGCCAACGGATGCCGAGTTATATACAGCTCTTGGACTAGCAATGCGGTCACCAGGCAACTGGTATGCATACTTCCAAACGCTACCAGGCGCAGTCACCAGCTGAGCCAGCTGGATCTTTTTCATATTAAATGACCATGGATACATGACCAATGTACTGTCCCTAATATTTGGGTACAGTCGGTCACAGATCGAGCTCTCGTCAGTGCCATCATTAAATGATGTAATTGCTTTAGCACCAATCATCAGGAGCGCGTCAGCGCAAATACGAATACCAGTATCGCCAGCTGCCATATCAAACCTTTAAGTAATAAAGGGCCACCCTTGTTTTACAAGAGCAGCCCTGTGCTTGATACAGATTAGATTAGTCTGTATCTGTTGCGCTTACGGTTGTACCATCAGCGATATCAACAACACCAGCTGCCGAGACTGCATTGACGTAAGTCAATACAAGGCTAGGAGTTGTGCTGTCGTAAACAAAGATAATATCGCCAACTTTTAACAGCGATGCAATGCTGTCAAAATAACTAACGGTATTAACAGTTGCTTGTGTATCTGCTGTTTTGTACAAGTACATTGATGGTGCGTTGCCAGATTTGGCAGCGCAGACAGTGACCAGACCAGTTGAAGAAAATGCCATGTCAGCCCCCTATTAAGTTTCGCGGCAGGTAAGTTGAACAATACCTTCCGCATCAATGGTTATGGCACCGGCTGAGAATACTTCGTTTACCAGCCAGCTGGTTTTCTCTGCAATGTAGTTGATCTCAGTGCGCATGCCAATACCTTCAGCATAGCCAAGAGCATCGCGGTGGAAAGCAAAGCATGTACGATCCAACGAACCGTCGATTGCCAAGCCACCCTCAGAACGGTCACCCAAAACGTGGAATTGGAAACCCATGTAGGTATTCAATTCACCCTGGACTAGAGCCTTAACTGTGTTGAAGTCAGACGATGTAACGGTTGACTCAGACAACAGGTTAGACAGGCCATTAGCATGGATGATGATGTGACGGTTGTCTGGTGGTACATTGTTTTTGTCCATCAGACGCTTAGCTTCACGCAGCTTAGCAATGTTCATGTTGCTGTCAGATGCGCCAATGTCGTTCGACACTGTAAGCGATGTGCCAGATGCTGCGAGTGCGTCCAGGATCAATTGATCTTGGCGGCGGCCCATAGCAGATGCGACTACTTTAACCAACTCAGAACGCTCGTCAAAATTGACTTTGGCCTGGCTGAAAATATCTGAATACTCAGCTGCATTCCAATCCTGCAAAGTACAGGTAACGGAACTAAAGCCAACATTCAAAGGTGTTATGTCAGTTTGAGCTACACGCAAAGTTGCGGCACCCTTACCAACTTTAGGAAATTTTACTGTACTGCCTTCGACCCCTCTGCGCTGGCGCACTGCTGGAACCAACATAGCCGATGCTTGATAGGCTTGTTTGACTTCAGCATCAAAGAGGGTAACAAAGGCGTTTGATAGAGAAACGGCCATTTTGATACTCCTAGTTTATTGACAAAAAGTTATTTGTCGCGCCGGTATGCCAGATATTCTGGGCCGATTGCTTGTTGGTTACGCCAACCAAACGTCTGCTCCACAGCGGTCAGGGTTCAATAGATATCTATTGAATAAGCCTAATAGCGTTTTACTCTTGTTCTTTTTAAAATGCAAGCCAAAAAAAACCCCGCCGCAGCGGGATCTTAATTTTATCCAAAAGCCTGGTGAAATAGGCGCTCAACCTTTTGACGGTATGCTGGATCTGATTGGTACCTTGGATCTCCAACCATTGCCTGGAGCTCTTCTTTGCTAGGCATGCCGGTGGTTGGTGAAGATTGAGTTGGCACGCGACCTTCATAAGTCTCGCGCACTTTCATCAGAGCTCGTAGGCCGGTAGCTGTACCGCCCATAATCTTGAACTCCTCAAATTCATCTGGTGACCAAATACCCTTCTTGACCAAACCTCGACCCCAATCAACCATATCTTTAACCATTGCCTGGCCATTTGGTCCTAGCTTTTGCATCTCCACTTTTGGATCCACCATATCGGCTGACATAACGGATTCTGCTGTGGATCGTAGCTTAGACGCTAGATCATCAAACTGAGCCTGGCTTATTCCATTATCTGTAGCCCAGCTAACCAGGCTAGCAGTCATTGGATTTTCATCAGCGTTCTGAGCGCCCAACACGCTTACATCATAATTGCCATCAGCCGGTGCATTGTGCTGACCTTTAGATATCTTGCCTCTTAGGTCTTTCCAGCTTTTGGCCATACCTTCAAGATCTGGCTCGTTGCTGTCTTTTTTCCAGAAATTCTCTGGCCACCAATCTGGACGCTCAAGCGGATCTTCTGGGCTTGCTGCTACGTCAGTGGGATTAGACCTATGTTCTATTTCTGTGTGCTGCGGATTTGATTCTGTTTCTTCGTGTGCTGAAACATTGTCTAATAGGCCAGTGTTGCCACTGGGTTCGACGTTGGTTTCTGTGTTCATGGGTTCCTTGCTCGGTAGATGCGTGCCTCAATTTCCCGAATAATGCTGTTCTGTCCCTCTCGGTAGAAAGCATAATCGGCTGGAGAGCCAGGCACAGCGACAGGCTGCTCCAAAATTGTATCTCTCATGTACTTTATTAGCTTGATACCATCCTCTGTACCAAACACTCGCAGGTACAAACGGTCAGTATCTTTGCGTTGTTGGTCTACATTGCGTATATCTTTGGCCTGGCCAATGGCCTCTAGTTCATCCCAACTCATGCCATCTCCGGTGGTGGCAATGCTGGCTGTCCTTGTGGCTGCTGTTGCTGCATCATTTGCATTTGAGCCATGGCTGCCATTTGTTGCTGGTTGTTAGCCTCTTCCATCATAATTGCACGCTCAGCTCGGTTGTTTCTAACCGACATTGGCACACCCATCTTGTCACCCAAGTAGTCAACCAGCGCATCCATCTTCAATGCGATTTGGCCATCTGGTCCCAAATTTTGCATAAGTTGGGCATAATTTAATATTGCGCCAATTTCTTCCTGATTTTGGGCTTGTGCAAGCGGAGCCACCGGCACCACCTTAACTTCCAAACCATTGACGCGCAATGGCATATCGATCAGGCCACGCTCGTCCATAACCTCCAAGATCTTCGCTGTCAGCGGGATCATTGTTTCGTTAATTAAACGACCAAACGCAGATCCAAGATTCTGAGCCAGCTCTTTCATGCGCTCGACAATCTCAGTTGCAGATCGTGCGCTCATGTTCTCAGGCGGCAAAGACTCGTCCAACAGTATCCGCTTGATGTTGCTGCGGAGATCGTTAATAACCAGCTGCGATACATTGAAATCACCAGATCTAGGTAATGCCAAGAGAGCTGGACCCTGTGGCCCACCGTTTCGCGCAACCGGGATAATCGCACCAGGCACCAACTTAACGGTATTCGGATTTAGTACGCCATCATCGGCTGCTGTATACACGCCACTAACGGCCATGCTGGCATTTTTTAGTAGGAGCTCAATGGTTTTGTTTAATGTCTTAATGTCTGGCAATGCAGTCATCAGTGGACCGCGACCATAAATCTCGCCGGCCACCTTCATGTAACGGCTAATTACCCATGGGCTAGACTTGCGGCGGCGATAAACCAGCTCAGTCTTAGATACCTTGTCGATAACGTGATAGCAGTAGTCACCTCGTCCATGGTCATAAATTGTGGCTTCCAGCAATTCGATATCATCAGTTGGTTTGTTATCTATCCTGCGCTGCATCTCATCAGATAGTTTTGCATCTGGCCACTGCCGAATAATGCTTTCACCTTTCATGCGGATCTTGCGATACACATTGTCTACCTGGCCATTTGCACCCTCTTCATAGCTGACCAGGAATAGTGGAACAGGTATAAAGTTAATTGGGTTAACCGAATCACCTGGCTGCACCATCATGCATGCAGTGCCAACAGATAGATCTAGCAAAAACTCACCCATAGCAATATCAAAATTAGATTGCTGTAGGACGGTAAACATTTTGTCGCAGTAGGTTTCAAAGATATTCCTAGCCATCTGCTGCTTTTCAAATGGAATATCTGAGCCCGGCTCAAGTGTTGCCCACTTGCGTTGCGGTGGGAATACTACCGATTGCAAACGATTGGCAAAACGCTGCGTGCTATTAATCGCAGTGGAGTCAAATACGCGCTGCATCTTTTTACTGCCAACAGCTCCACCTTCCCACACACCATACAATTGACGTTGTGGAAGAGCAAATTCATACGCATCTTGGTACAGCTGCTGAAACTCATCTTTCTTTGTCTGAGCTGCAGTCTGACGTTTAATAATTTGTTCTGGTGTTAAGCGAGTACCACCAGGAGCAGATTTATCGTATTCCATTATTCATACCATTCTAATTGTAAGGATGCTGCGTGAGCTGTTCCATTTACATTTGTAAGCCTAAACAAATAGTTTGTTAATGGCTTTAATACATATTCCAATGAACCCGCTGTTCCACCACCAGCTTTTTTACCGGCACCGCCAGGTAATATTTGTGCGTCTATCTGTGTTCCAAGCGCTGTTATTGTTGGGTTAACAATCATCGCAACTTGGCTGCTAGTCGTATAATTGCGATTCCTATTGATAGGAGTAAAAGCCGTACCTCCAGTAGCAGACGTTCCCTCATAAATATACAGCTCCGCATCTCCAAGACATAAAGCATCAACAGTCAAGTGTGGTATTACGCCTGACGCTGATGCAAGGACAATATCTATACTTGCACCATCAGCTAGCTTTGCGCTGTCTGGAGCTATCTTGTAAGCAAACCAAGCTCTGCCATCATGGTTTCGTTGATGGTTTACATCAACCATAATTGCAGGTGCATCAGCTCCAGCAACAACATAGTTACCAGAATTGTTTTTTTGAGCAAGCGTTACAAATCGTGACTTAACATCACCAGACTCAAGATTGGCAAAAGTCAAAGCCATTAATCATCCTCTTCTTCTTCAATGCCACCCATGCCAACCAGCGCTGCAGTTATTGGGCCACCTGGCTCCCAGGTATCGCACGTTCTGCTACCAGTGCAAGGTATATCCCACTCGTCGCAATAGCCGGAACTGTCATTAGTATCAACCCATGACGGATCAACTTCTGGAGGAGTTACCTGCTCATATTTCTTCATGCAATCATCAATGAATTTTGTTTTCCAGTAATGGCCACAATTTGAGCACAGCATTTCTCTGGCTGCACGCTCACTAACATTCCACTTTGTTGACTTGATAATCCAGTAAATTGTTTCTGGTGCCTTTGGATTAGCTGGGCCAAGATTAGCTTTAGTAATGCAGATGCGATGATTCTTAATGCTCATCTCTTTGTCCATCAACACTTCAGGACAATTCATATCAGACGATTCGCTAATAGCCTCATCTGAAAGCATTTTTCTTTCTGATCGCTCCATTACATTGACTCTTTTTTCTGTTTGATGCCGGCCTCAGACATGGCAATAGCTACCGCCTGGTCACGCGATTTAACTTTGTCACCGCTTGAGCTTTTAAGTTTGCCAGCCTTGTATTCACGCATTACCTTGGCAACCTTGGCTTTCATCTTATCTGACTGTTCCATTATTCCCCCTGCAACATTGGTCTAGTTGATCCACGCCTTGCAGCGCCAAGCCTCGCTGACTTGCGCTCGGCTAATTCGCGCTGGTATGTTGTTTGCAATTCTTCTCTACGCTTTGCAAATGGCTCTTCATTAAACGGATCTATCTTTGGTGCTGTTGGAACTGTTGGTGCAGATGGCGCTTTCTCTGTAAATGTTGGTACTGGATTATCTTTGTACAGCTCATAAAATTTCTCACCTGTAATTTTAGGTGCAACTTCTGCAGAGTATCCAGATGGCAAATTTTTAGTGCTAATTTTTTTACCGTCAATATTCCATATTTGCTCAAGATCTCCTCTTAATAAATCAAGTTTCAATTGAGTCGGAGCATCTATTTTTGTCTTTGGCTGGAAGTTAGATAACGATTCATTAAACGCATTTAGTCGTTGTTCATACGCAGACTTTGAACTTTCGTATGCTGGGTTCTCAACCTCTTGATATTGCCTCATTGCCTGTTCAAATGGGGCTAATTGTTCGGCTGCGCTTTTTTGATATCCAGCAAATGCAGTCTCATACTCACCAGTTAATCCAGTAGATTGCTTTTGATATTGAGCAGCAAGCCTTTGAATATCAGATGTTTTGCGCTTGGCAAACATTGACCGATTATATTTTGAGGTAGTAGATGCCATAGTTAGACCATCATCCCTGTGCCGAGTTGACCAGCGCTAATACCAAGTTCAGGATTAATACGCTCTTGCGAAAGCAACGATCTGCGACCTCCGCGAGTTCTAGCCTTTAATGCAGATGCTTCTTGAGCTGCAGATTTGCGGCGCTCTTCATCTGCGGCATCTTGCACTTGCTTTGCTTTTGCATCCATGGCCAGTTTGTTCTCGGCATACTGTGTTTGTGATGCGGCAAACTGTTCTTTAGCTGTATTTGCTTGCTGTTGCAATGATGCAGATTGTTTTGCAAACTCAGCAGTTTGTAGCGCAACTTCACCACGCATAGCGGCTGCTTGAGTTTCTTGAGCAGCCAGTGCTCTACGCTGTTCTTTTTCAGCAGACGTTCTGGCTTTTCTAGCTTCGCTTGCTGAATAAACACCTGTTCCAACTATAGCTGCTGCTGTCCAGAATCCCGACATAATAATTCCCCCTTTACTAATTGACGATATTCGCCAAGGCCAATATCTGGAACAACATACAATCTGTTTTCCAGCTCTTCAATATTCCTGCAGTTGTCTGGATTTGCGTAAATATCAGTCCAAACAACCTCCTCTTCAAATACTCTGCCGGCACGTTGAAACCCGGCTGGTGCATCAAACTCAAATGGACCTGTCAATATCTTGACATCAGAATCTGTGCTTACCGCAATAGTTCCACGATCAAGCCTTACCTTGTATGCCGTTCTGTGCTCGGCACCAGTTAGTACAGTCCATGGCGGTATGATAATGGTTCTCTCATAGATACCAGGCAAAAACTTATGGAGCGTGACAATCTCTACTTGCTCCATTTCCATCAGACAATCCTGCAACTGAACAACCATTGCATTCATTTCTATTGTTGAAACTTCTTTATTGGCTTCAAAAATGGCTAACGGATTATCCATGCGTGGATTCTATTGGGTTTTGTGGGAATTGCAATGGTGCGATATCTCATGAAAATACATCAAAATCCATCTTGGCCACCACTTGCTGTGATGGTGCTCGGCCTGGCTGGTTGGATTGTCTGGTTAGCCGGTTGTATTCACCGCCACCCAGCAACAGATATCCGAATGCGTCACCTACGTGAGAGTGCTCGTTCTTGTTTGGTGCATCTCTAAATCGTTCCTGGCCGGCACCAACTGCAACCCGCTTGAAGTGATAGCCACCAGCCAGTGATTTGCGTAGCAGCTTGCAACGTCTGGCCACAATTAACCCAGGCTTGCCCTCGATTAATCGCTGCATAGGCATAGCAGCTGATTCTCGACGCACTTTAAAATCATTGCTGGGTGCTGGCTGGGCTCGTAGACCAAGGGTTCGCAGGTAGTCAAAGCTGGTGACTTCATAGATCTGATCTCTGGCCATACCGGCGGGATCACCCCAAGGCAAAACCTGGTAGCCAGGATATTTGGAATTGAGATCTGCAAGCAAGTGCTGGCCAAAACGCTCTAGTCCCATATCCTCGGTGACTATTTCATCTAGGATCTGCCACCGGCCATTGGCTAAACGCTGTCCAATAACGGCTGCAGGAGTTAAACCAAAGTCTAATCCGACCTGAATTGCCTGGGTTGGATCCGGCTCTGGATCTCCGACCATCATATTATCGTCATACTCAGGCCAAACTGGCCGGCCTTCTTGAACGTAGGTATAGAGCCCACCTGCGTAGCAGCGGATCCAATCAGCGTTTTTACCGGCAAGCATTTGCTGGTAATAGCCGGCTGGTAAGTTCCCGACATTTTCCGCTTTGTTGTTGATTTTCCACCATTTACCGCCAGCGAATATATGGTCATTGGCTTCTGGGTGATCTGGTAGTTCGGCACCTGAGACTTCGACCATTCCTCCCGGCTGCTTGAAAAACTGCCACGCATACTTGCCCGACATTTTCTCCTTCTCTGCCAGCTTAAACCACCAGTGGTCATCGTCCATAGGATTAGTATCCATCCAAATGCCATGCCAGCTAGCGCCGCCATCACGCTTAGTGGGATAGCGGCCAACACGATGAGTAAGCCCATCAATAACTGCTTTTGGAAGTTCTCTGGCTTCATTTACCCAGGCTCCTGTTAGTTCAAGTGAGAGTAATTTACGCACATCTTTGGGTTGATCGAGCGCCAAAAATATGATTTCGCAATCAATGCCGGCTGCATCACCCCTAGATGGCAAGCGGATATGATGCGTAATAGGTGGAGTCCAGAGCAGTGGTCCAAACGTATTCTCTGGGAATAGATCTGTCCAGGTTTTGATGGTGGTGGTCTTTAGCATTGGGTAGCTATTACGCACAATGGCAAACCTGGTGTACCTGATGCCATCAATTGGGCTAGGCTTTTGCTGTACCGCACGCATCATAATCTCAGCAGCGCACGCATAGCTCTTGCCGGATCCTACTGGCCCCATTAATCCACGCACGAAATTATTAGACTGCAGGAATTTCCACACTACTGGACTAGTAGAGAAGTCTAGATTTAGACCAGTGGATTCCTTGCTGCCAGTTTCCTTAGTTTTCATCTTTATCTTCTATGTCAATTATCTCTGGTGACTTAATATTGATGCCAATCACACTAGGTTTATCGCTACCTTCTGGGTTATCCAGCAGTCCTGATGCTTTGGCCAGCAGCCTTAGTACCTGCACTTTGTCGTAAAGCTCGATCTCTAAGAATGCATTGCCATCCTTATCTACTCTGGATGTAATCTTTTTAATGGCATGCAGTGCGTGCTCTGGCATCTGGCTTGGAGTCTTTACCGTCACATTGCCCGCACTATCCCAATCCATAATGTCAGTGATCTTGGTGTTGGCCATTGACAGCAAAGCATAGGCAACAGCTTCTCGGTTGGACTCCAGGGTGGCAGAACGCTCCATCCGCTTTTGGATCAAGCGAACACCACCCCAGTTTTTCAGGCTAGGTATTTGATTTGGATGTTTTGTTTTAGTGGCCATCAATAATATCTCGGAGCACAGGTAACATCTACCACCACTTCAGCTGAGTACCCATTGATCTTGCGCCTGGAGTTAATAACCACAGCTCTGGTGCCGTTCTTCTCGCACTCATTAATGGCCATGATTACCTCGTTCCTGGTCATTGGCTGCATCTGCTTATCCATCACCAGCTCGATCTCAGGCGCTCTAACAGCAACCTGCTTCTCAGTAGCACAGGCTGCTAACAATAGCGGCAGGAATAGTATCATTTTAGTCATTGTTCATACTCCTCAAAAGCAGATCGCCTAAACAAGCTCAACTTAGTCATCTGAGCACCCAGGGCTTTCAACTCAATACCTTGGTAGGTATTCCAATGGGTTAGTCCATAGCCAGGAGAGACAAACAATCTGTCCTGGTAGTGCGGCAAATAGACTATACCTTTCAAGATATAAGCTGGGTACAGGCCAACCTCGGCCATGGCACCCACCCTAGAATCAGCTCCTCTAGTTCTTTTTTTAGTGGCCATCAGAAAGGTATCCCATCACTTTTATCTTTATCCACCTTGATGGAAAACTTAGGAGCACCGTTCTTAGTCTCTCCCTTCCAATCAGGCTTGCTGTCTCCATCCTTTTTAAAGCTATTCTTAAACGCACTACCGTTACCTGGCTTATGTTCGTACTTAGGCTTATCCATGTTTTCTCC